TTTTAAGATTCTTTTGAGCTTTTTTCATTGCTCTATCAAATCCACCTAAGTCCGCTCCAAACTTAAAATTTAAAAATCCAATTGCTTTACTTGCCATGTTCTATTCGTTTTTTATATAATTCTGCTTTTGCTTTTAAATCCTCAAAATCAATTTTCTTTTCATCTTTCTCCCAATCAAACAAAATCAAGTCCTGTGGTTTTATTCTTTTACCCTTTTGGATTTGTATGTTTAACAACAAACAAGTTGACCATCTTGTTCTTTCCCAATCACTTCTTTGTCTTATGTTTTCCAACTCATAAAATCCCTCAACCTTATTCCAGAACTCTCTTGGAAGCATGTCATAAAAGTCATCAACATTCATTCCCAATTGTCCGAATGCTAACTTTTCAAGTTTACGCCAAGTTAGCTCTTCCTTACTTTCTTGGCTTTGTTCTTTTTTTCGGACTTCTCTCCCATTGCTCTTCCTAAGATTTCAAACGCTTGTTCCATACAATCCATATGACCATCAAACATATCTGTAACGTCATCTAATGAATAGTGAAAAGGTTGTTTTGCAGCTCTGTAACCATCTTCCAATCCACAATAAATCAAACTAAAAGCATCATTGAAAGTCATTTTTCCTTCTGCTAATTTGTTTAAATCATTCATTGTTGCTCCTGTCATTAGACTATACTTTCTCAAAGCGTTAAATCCAAATCTTATTGGCATTTTGTGTTCTCCGATTTCTAATATTTCGTATTTCATTTTTTCTAAGTTTTGTCTTTTCTGTTTTTAAAAATAAGCCCACCCAACCACTCAGAAAAGAAAACGGTCAGGCAGGCTATAATTTTATTTATTAAGGAGCTATTTGTTGAGTCAATGTTCCTGTTCCTTGGAAGGAAGCAGAATACGTTGAAGTGTCCTCAAGTGGTGCGGTTAAACTAATTGAAGTCAACCAAGCATCTCCATAATATTTTGTATCCCCAGACCCTGTTGTAGTAACACCAAAAGTCAACTCAAACTTTGTTCTTGTTTCCATGTATGCTGTAAATATCTCACTCAAAGTTTCATTTGAAATTGCGTTTCCATCTGGGTCCAACCAAGCATATAGTGCGTCAACACTTACATCCCAATTTCTTAAACCTTCCATGTTTTCTTCCCATCCTCCAGATTCTTTGTTTGTTGTAGAACGTGGACTGTGGTTAATATTGATTGTTGCATTAGTGCTATAAGCAACTAATGTTCCAGCAACATACACTCCTAAGTCCGTTCCATTTAATTGTCCATTTGCCATTTTTTTTCTATTTTATAAATTTATAATTCTGTTATTGTTCTTTCTTTGAACTTCTCTTTGTTTTCTTTTCTTTTTTTTCTTCAGGCTCTCCATATCCATTTTCTTCAAGCCACTTATATTTTTCTTCTGTTACATCAATAACCGCTCCAGCTTCTAAAGTTTTTATTGAGTTTACAATATATCTTCTTTTCAATTCAAATTTCATATTTATTCATTTATGTCAATCCAACCATTATCTGGATTGTTGATAATTTTAATTATTTCCGAATGAGAATAAATTGTTGATCCTTCTAAAAATGAAGGAACATCTCCAATAAATTTAACTATTGTTTTATTTCCATCCAAACTATATCTTAAAGTTGCAGGTGATGTTTCAATAACTTGTTTGAAATCAATCGCCTCAACCTCATTTTTATTTGTTATTACATACTTTTTTTCCATATCTTTATTCTGGAACATCAGCAACAAAATCAGTTGATGTCATGTTTGTCATTGTTCCATTATTGTTTCCTGTTTCATCAACAATTGTTGGGAATGTTGCAATTGGATTTCCTACAATACCACCATCTCCCATTTTCCAATAACCTTTCATATTGTCCAATGGTTTTGGATTAAATGGAAGTCCATCATTGTAAAGATCAGAAACCTCTGTTGAATCCAAAGCTTTATTAAATAAAACTACTTCATCAATATTTCCTTTCCAGAATCCCCCGCCCTCTGCATTGTTTCCAATTGTTGCTGATGAAAAACTTCCTGTAAATGTTCCACTAACTCCACTTGTTGATTGTTTCAAAACTCCATCTAAGTAAATTGCCACAGCGTCTCCTGTGTTGTTGTCCCAAGTTCCCACAACATGATGCCAATTTCCATCTCCTTCAATTGCATCAGTTAAAACTGCCAATGTTGTTGTTCCCCCCGCTTTATAAACACATCTCAATTCAGATGAAGGATTGTGATAAAAAATTCTCACATTGTTATTTGAATCTTTAAAAAGCCTCATGATGTCCCCACTAGCTCCCGTTGTTTCTAACTTGAACCAAGCTGAAATTGAACCTGTGTTTTTAACAGAACTCATTCCTGAAACCCCTAAAGAAACAAAGTCATCAACTCCATCAAATAAAGTTGAATAAATATTGTTAAATGAATTAATTACTCTAACATTAAAATTCAAGGACTTTCTGTAAATTCCATCACTTCCTGACATATCATCAAAGATGTCATCATATCCATCAAAATCAATTGCTTGAATGTTAACTGCATTATAAACTCCATTCACTCGGTCCAAAGCTGTTCTTATATAGTTAGCTAATTTAGAAGCTTCTGAGTAAGTTTTAGAATAAGCAGAAATTCTTATGTCAACAACATCCAATAATGCAACAGAATCTTTTTGTCCTTCAGGGTCTGAACTCCTAACATCATAAACAATAAAAGGAAATGGAGATGTTTGTTTCATTACATTTGGAGCAATCCTTGTTCCTACCATTGAACTAACTGCAATGTTATCACTCAAAATTTTATATATTGCTTTTCCAATCTTCATTTTAATAACCTAAAGTTCCATATTTTTTTAATCTTCTTTCATGTATTTTTACAGCTCTTGTAAATATTTTTTCAGCTGATTTCATTCCTCCCAACAAAACTGACCTATGTGAAGTTTCCCAAGCGTCAGCCATATATGTTTGAGCTCTACCTGTATATTTCCCAAAAAATTCAACTTGATTTCCATATTCAATCCAAGCCCCAAAATAACCCCCCTTTTCTTTTTTAAACCTTCCTTTGACTCTAGGACCTACATAACCTCCATAGTTTTCTCTTGAAGCTTTGGTTGTAAAAAATCCAATTGACTTTTTTAAAGTTTCTCTTTTAATTGTTAAATTAGGCTTTGGAGGATAAGGAATATCTTTGTCAGCAACAGGGGCTTCATTTTGTGCTGATTTTACTAATGGTTTTGACGCTTCTCTCCAGAACTTTGTCCAAGTTGCTTTTTGACTAACTTGTTTTGGAAGTTGTTGAAACATCTGTTCAATCTCCTTAAGTCCTAAAACCTCAACTCCAACATTTTGTGCTGAACCTGAATCAGAAAATCTTTTGTTAAATAATGCCATTATTGATTATCTTTTATTCTAGTTGCTAATTCCAACATTCTTTCCCTTCCTTCTATTTGTTTAATTCCATGAATAATGTATGTTTCACTTTCATATTCTATTCTGTAAGTTGTTAAAATATCAACTCCTAAATTTCTAATATAAAAAACAACATCAGTTCTGTTTGTTTGTTCTTGTGACTCTTCTTTTCTGTTGCTTGATTTCCAATCTACTTTTGCCCACAATGTATAAATCAAAGCATATGTTTTTGATTCCTCTCCATACTTGTTTCTTGTATAAGAAGGTTCTAATATTTTTATTCTTCTATCTAGTTGTCCGATGCTTAGCATACCTGAACTTTATATTGATTCAATAAATATTGACTTGACAAGGGAAGTTCTGTTGCAGTCCTTCCTGTGATAACTGTTTGTCTGTTTTCATACCAATTCCCAATTGTAATCAAAACAGCTTGTCTTATTCCTTCAGGAACATCTGATGAACTTGTTCCATATCCAACTGTGTATTTCACTTCTATTGCGTTAATTCTATCTGCTAAGTTTGGAAATGATTGATTTGGTTGCAATCCTATTCTTGCAGGCTGTGCATATTTATCTAATAAATAAACTGATGAATCTAAAGTTTGTAATGTATCATTAGAATCATAATATTTTATATGAGTAAGTCCTGAAACGGGACTTTTGTAAAGTGTATTAATATCACTCCATTTGTCTGCATGCTGAGTGACTAAAGTGTCAAGAAAATATCTGTTTGTATAAATCTCACAAGATTGAGTTGCCGCTTTAATTAGGTTGTCAATCAAAGTGTCGTCCGCTGTTGTATCAACTTTCAAAAAATCTTTTGCCTCAGCTGTTGTGAATAAAGGATTTGTTGCTAAAGTATTTTCTTGTAAACTTCTATACATTTTTTTTGTTTTAAAAAAAAGGAGCTGGCTAATAAAAACCAGCCCCTTTCTAAAGTTATATAATCAAATTATGCTTCAATTAAGTTAACGAAAGCTGAACCATTTTGAACAGCGTTTCCATCAACTAATGATGTAACAACTAATCTTGGAAGTCCAGAAGCAGCATTTGTGTAAGGATCAAATAATATGTCTAATCCTCCAAATTGTGCAATATGAACTTTTGAGAAGTCACCGAATAAAGCGTGGTCTTTTGCAGCAGTTCCGTTCTCAGCAACATTAGGAGAAACAAATGCAAAGTAACCATTTAATCTCTTGTCTGCATTATCCCAGATTGGAGATACATTTGAAACTTGAGCTAAAGACTTAACAGTTCCATAAGCTCCTGTGTCTAATAAGTAAGCCATTCTTGAACCTTCTAATTGAACTCCAGCTTCTAAAACAGTTGTTTCCATAGAAACCCAATCAGCAGCAGTTACAGTAGTTGGTCCTGTAGCAGCGTCAGCAAAGATTGATTCTGGAGCGTTAGAAACATCTGAAGTGTCTAATAAAGCTTTTTCCAAAGAAGAAGCAATTGAAGCAGCCATGTTTCTTTGTAAAGCAGCCTCAAGACCTGTGTTCTGAATCATTGACTCTTGCGTCATGTTTACAACAGAGATTAATTTCTTTGGAGATAAAGTTACATTCCCTGTGTTACCAGCAGATGAAGGAGCACCTGTCCCATCCTCAGCAACGAAAGTTGAAGTTATTCCAGAGAATACAGGAAACTTCATGTTGTTAATTCCAGAGTAGAAGTTAGCACCAGCAGAAGCTAAAACTAAGTTTCCTTCTAATTGGTCAGTGAAAGACATTACTTCTGTAGCATTTACATCAGAAGTGTTCCAAGCTCTTGTTAAGATTGAAGATGGTATTCCAACTCCTTTAACAGAACCTCCTGTGTATCTCGTTTCATTGATTGCTTCTTCATGCATTTCCTTAACGATTCCTTCCATGTTACCTGTGTAAGCAGCTCTAACAGCAGCTTGGAAAGTAAATTTCTCAAGGTCTTTGTCTTTTTTAGTTTCAACTTTTACACCAGAAACTTTTGCAGCAGTTCTTAAGTTAGCCTCTATTTTTTCAGCTCTTTCAATTTTTACATCAACATCATCAATCTTTGAAAGGATTGAATCCATCTCTGTATTTTCGTCTGAAGTCAAATCTCTTTCTTCAGCTTTACAAGTTTCTTTGATAACTTCAAGCTTAGAAATGTAATCTGATCTCAATTCTTTTAATTCAATACTTGATTTCATTTTTCTTATTTATTTATATTATACAATTATTTTTTTCGCTTAATCAATTCAATTTTTAGTTTAGCCAGCGACCTCTTAACTAAATCATTTTCTTCCTCTTGTTTTTTCTGTGATTCTTTATAAGTTTGCAATCCTCTTTGAGCAATTACTAAATCAGAACTAGCTTCGGAATAAGCAGGATATGTTACCGAACTAATATCATACAACCTGTTTATTTTTGTGATTGTTCTGATGTCCCTTCCTTCATCGTCTGTTGACCAAGTGTCCCCACCTTCTGCAATTGTGAAAGCAAAGCTTGATTGAGAAATGTTTCCATTTTTTAGATTGATTGCTAAATCTTTTCCATAAGAAGTTTCAGGAATGTTGAATTGGTATCTTAAACCCTTTTCATCAACTGAAAGCATTAAGTTTCCTTCACCATTTTTAGACCTTGCAAGAATTAAGTTTGGGTCATGATTAATCAAAGCTCTAACATCAGAAGCCATAATTGTTTCATTTGTGATTGCTTCTGGAGCAATATACTCATAAAACCCACCAAGATTTTCACTTCTACTGTTAAAGATTGAACCATAACCAACAACAACTTCCTTATCGTTTTCATCTTTCTCAACTCTTGTTTCTATATTGTAAACTCTTTTTTCCATAGTATTATCAAATTTTTTGTCCCAAATATTTTTTATTCCTTTCTCTTCTTTCTCTTCTTTTTCTATCTGATTTCTTTTCTTTGTGCTCCAACTCATTCCAGCATCTCCTCCCCATAATGCCCATGCTATTCTTCCAGCTGAAGGAAACCCATCTTCATCAGGTGTAAATCCCTCTCCTTGTTTATCAACTTCATGTCTTTTAAAATATGCATACATTTTTTTAACTCTTTCAATCGTTAATTGATTGTCAATAATCATGTTTGCACTTTTTAATCCAACCTCAGTTCCCCCTCTACCATATTCTTCTCTCCATTCTTTTCCCTTCTTTGCTTCTTGAACCATTCCTTTTGATGGAGTTAAATCAATATCACTTAAATCCCTGTAATAATTTTCATTGTCTTTCTCAGCTTCTTCTTTGGAGTCATATTTACATTCTCCCGTTTGACCCCATTTCCATTTTCCGTTATTACATTCTTCAGCTGGCATCCTCTCCAATTTTATCAATGGTTGTCATGTTCATTTGTAAATAGTTAGAATCACCATCTTCAATTCTGTTCATTTCTTCTTTTCTTCTAACTTCATTTATTGACATCCATCCATTTGTAATTGCTGTTTTGTAATAGTCAGCCCTATCTTTTATATTTCCTCTGAGTAGTGCGTTTGTGTTAAACTTGATGTATTCTTTTCCAATTTGATTTCTTCTAAATAGCTTAAGATTCATTTCAGTTTCAATCTTTGTTAAGTAAGGCATTAGTGAATAAGTAACAAATTCTTGAGATTGCATTTCTATATTGTTGAAACTTGACTTACTTAAATCTTTTAAAAGGTGTGGTGGAACATTAAAGATTCTCGCAATTTCCTGTAAACTGAATTCCCTACTAGATAAAAACTGAGCCTGTTCTGCTGAAATTGAAATTGGTTGATAAGTTAAACCTTCCTCAAGAACAGCTGTTTGATTTGCTCCACTTAGTTTTGCGTAGTTATTATTAAAACTATTTCTTAATCTATCAATTGCTTGCTCTGATAAACTTCTATCTGTTTTTAATACTCCACTGAGTTTTGCTCCGTTAGAAAAGAATGTGCGTCCGTATTCCTCCACCGATTGACCCCAACTTATTGCATTTGCGTTCTGTTCAATAGGACTTAAACCAACAATTCCACCATCAACTTGAGTGTTTCCCTTAGCAGCATTTACATCAGTTATCAATTTAAAATGAAGCATATTGTCGGATTCAAAAGTTCCAGCTTCTTGGTCTGATGTATAATAAACTCTGTTATCTCTAAAGTAAACAGTTACTCCAGCATAATTCAAAGGCAATAATTCTGTTGGTCGGCCCGCATTGTTTCTTACAATTCTAACATAAGAATTTCCATTGCAAAGCAAGTCCATCATTATCTTTTCAATGAAAGTGATTTTGTTTTGATAAGTGTTTGGAGCGTATTTTAATAAATAAGAAAGGTCATTTTCAATTTCAACAATATCTCCATTTGCTTCTTTTCTGCAAACCTTGACTGGCAGTGATGAAACCGATTCACTCAACAATCTCATTGCAGCCCAAACCGCTGAGAATGTTAAAGCTGATGAAGGTGAAACTGCAATTTTATTTCCGAATCCAAAGTTGTAATTTATACTTCTTTGAGTTTCTTTTTTTGGTGTTGAAGAGAAGATGTTTTGAATTGAATTTAGTATGCCCACACTATAATTTTTCGCAATTATACGACTAAATTATAGTAAAAAACCGAAACATTGTTTCTTTTGTTTAAGACTATTTTTAGGACTTCTAAGGAACTTTAGTCTGTTTTGCTTATCAGTATATTAAAAACTTGAGAAAATTGAACCTGCAAAAATTACTAGGTAAGCATTTTTTCACTCTATTTAACATAATATTTTTTATATGATTTTGTGATTTTTAACTTTTTTGACCTTTCTATCTCTGCAAACTCTGAACGAATCATAGTCAGAATATTTTCTTTTTCCAAAGATTTCAATGTGTTCTTTTTCCAAAGATTCGTAAGCTTGTTTTAAATATTTGTAGTGCTTGGCTCTTTGCCAAAACTCACGAATGAAACCATCTGCTGAATAAATTTTTATCATAATATTAAAAGTCCTCTTTGGTCATAAACCGAATTAATATCTTCCTCTGTCATATAAGAACCAAGCGCCATAATTAAAGCAACAACCCCATCAATCTTTTCAGTTGACTTTGCTTTGTTTGGCTTTATATTTCCAGCTGGGTCTTCTTGCAAAGCAATGTTTGATAACATCCAACTTAACACAGGATTTCCATCATGAATGATTTGTTGTCCTAAAATAAGTTTCTCCAATTCTTTTGTTGGTGCAGACATGGATTGAAATCCTTGTCCAAATGGCTCCATTGGAACTCCTTCATTTGTTAAGTCAATAACTAATTGAGAAGCGTTCCACCTATCATAACAAATTGATTGAATCCTGAACTCCATTCCAATGTCCATAATTTTTTGTTTAATAAAATTATAGTCAGCAACATCTCCATCAGTTGCAATGATGTTGTTTTGTTTTATCCAAGTAACATAATCAACTTTATCTCTTTCACTTCTTTTCTTTGCGTTATCCTCTGGAATAAAAAAGTATGGAACAACTAAAAACTTTTCTCCCTCTTTAAATAATAATACAAGAGCCGAGATGTCCCTTGTTGAAGCTAAGTCCAAACCAGCCCAACATTCTTTTCCTTTTAATTTATTTAAATCAATTTCTCCTTGACAAAGTTCCCATTCTTTTGCACCTATCCAAGCGGTTTGTGAATCGGTCCAGATATTTAACATTAATCTTTTGAAAGTGTTTTGATATGATGGAACATCAACAGCTCTTTTTGATTCTCTTTCCATATATTCCTTTCTCAAACTTATTCCATAATTAGGATTTGATTTTTTCCAAACTTCCTCATCAGTAATGTCATCCTCTGGGTCTGCTTCATATATAGCTGAATAAAAAGTTTCATCTTCAATTATTCCATCCTTGACTTTTTTTGCATAATCGTAAACTTCAAAACAAATAGATTGTCTATCATAACCCGCTGTTGTTATTGCAATACACAATGGTTGCCTTCTTGAACCTGTTGAAGTTAAAAGAGTGTCCCATAAATCTCTGTTTGGTTGAGTGTGTAATTCATCAAAGATAATACAGTTAGCATTAAATCCATGTTTGGTTTTAGAGTCCGAACTAATAGCCTGATAAAAGTTTCCTTTACTTTCATTTGTTATGGAGTTCCTAAATACTTTGGCTCTTGAAGTTAGTTCTTCATTATTTAAAATCATTTGTTTTGCTATCTCAAAAACAATTCCAGCCTGAGCCCGATCTCCAGCAGCTGAATAAATTTCAGACCCTCTTTCACTATCTGCAAACAACATATACAATCCTATTGCAGCACACAAAGTTGACTTTCCATTTTTTCTTGGAACTTCAATAAAGGCTGTTCTGTATTTTCTCAACCCTTTCTCAGTTTTCCAACCAAACAAATCTCCTATTATTTTCTTTTGCCAATCTTCCAAAAGTAATGGTTCACCATGTAGTTCACCTTTTGTATGTGAACAAAATGTTTCAATAAATCCAATTGCTTTGGAAGCATCCTTTTTGTCAAAATAATAGTTAGTCAAAATAATTATTTATTTGAGTGTTTGTTATTTTTGTAGGTGCAGAAATGGAAGCTCTTGCAACAGGAGTCAATCCAAACTGAGCAGCTAATTTCAAAGAATTATTTAAAGCGTCATTTTTCATTTTGACTAATGGATTTGCTTGACGCCTTACAACTATCCCTTCACTATTTTGGAACTCATCAATTCTGTTTTCCCTTCTTAATTTCATTTCACATTCCAGATATAAACTCATTTCATTACAATATGCTTCAATCAAAGGAAGGTCCACATCATGTAACATTCCCAAGTTAAACAATTGTTTTGTAACTTTATTCCATTCGTTTTTTCCAATTAGAGAAAGCCACTCTGGAGCCTCTGGAACATTTGAAACAACATCAACTTGCATTTCATTTTCCAAAGTTCTTGAAGGAACTGATGTCCCTTGCATATTTTTTATTTTTGTTGGTGTTTTTTTCCTTCCTTTTCCCATGTATTTGGTTTTAGTTTGAACTTAAACTGCTATAGCTATACCTAAAGCTCTAATTTTGCATATAATAAAAAACTAG